AAAAAGAGCTTAATGTATGAGGAACTTCCATGAATCCACTCATTTTTCCACTTGAAATATTTATATATTTTGTTGAATTAGCTATATAATAACAATCACAAGTATATAATCCAGTAGTTTCATGTAAAAGGTTTATTTTAAAAACCATTTGGGCACTCGCGTCATAATACGTTTGTTTACCGCCCCCAGAATACTTATCTACATATCTCTTGGTAGCAACTTGTAAATCTTCAACCGGGTCTTCATCTACCAACAGAGAAGAAGCAAATTTTACGTTCCGGAATCCAGAAAATCTCATCTGCTGAAAGCCTGTTGCATCGCAATTATACTGTTTAACAGTAGTGCCCGGTACGACCGAAACATCGCTAATGGAATAAGTAATTGATTTACTATCAAGGTTAGTAGGACTATCCGTATGAACAATATTATTTGAAACGATTCCAACAGAACCTCCATTTGTCTGTACACCAAAACCGAAATCTGTAGCATACGCTAAATGTACACCTTCTTCAAAGTCAATCTGAGTTCCTGTTTCCATCAATAGATTACCTGACAGTCTTCCGCCAGTTAACGGCAAATATCCTTGCATCTGTTCTTGTACATCATTTTTAGTAACTGCGATCTGACCATCAACATATGATTTCGGCGCGGCATCTCCGTTATTCGTAGGAGTTTTTATATTTCGGATTGTTGTTTCATTTCCAAACTGAACCGTACCAATATTGTTCATTTCTACAATGTCAGTATTGGAGTTACCCGTAAGAACCAAATGTCCAGTACCTTTATTCTGATAGAGAGCATAATTCGCCGCACCGAAACGAACGGAATTATTTACTCCCATATTGATATCGCCGCTCATCGTACCACCAGTCAGTGGCAGATAATCTCCAGTAGGTTTTACCCCAGCAACAGCATTATCAACGTATTCCTTGTTTGCGGCATCCATCGCTTCCGTAGGATTAGCAACCATAGAAATCTTTGCGCCGTCAACATCAATTAACGGATAACCTTCGAAGAGAAGCGTATTATTTCCAGCCACAATATGGCCGGTATCCATCACGATTTGATTCAGTCCCATAGTGAGATTGCCGGTCATGGTATCGCCAGCTTTCTTAACATAGTCACCTTCTACCGTGGTAATGTCCTGTTTAATATTAGTGATCTCAGTATTAATGTTATTGATACTCGTCTCATTCGTAGTCACACGATTAGTAAGCGAAGCGATATCAGATGTATTTTTCGTAATATTCTTCTCTGCAGTACCCATTCTTGTCGTAAGAGCCGCAATCTGATTATTTACGTCAGTGAGTTCAGCATTAATACCAGTTACTTTACTATCCAATGTTATCTTATTTACAGCATCAAAATCATTCTGAGGATTTCCCACATTTGAAATTCTCAATGGAGAAGGCTCAAACGATAAAGGAGCGTAAAGTTTCAATCCCTCTTGAAGGTTAGCAAATTTAAGTGCAACATTGCTACCAATACTCATGTTTAACATATCATTGAGATAAAGATTTCCGTATAAATGGGTATCCCTATGATCGTCGGGTTTACCAACCTGTAAACGACCCGTGTTAAGATCTCCTGATATGTCAGCGGATCCATCAACAGAAAGACCTCCATAAGAGATGGTAAGCTTACCCGACATAGTATCCCCAGCTTTTTTCACAAAGGTTTCCTTTGCTTCATCCAGAGTATCTGCAGCGTCTTTTGCGGAGTTTGCCGCATCGGTAGCAGACTGAGCCGCCTGAGAAGCAGAGTTCGCTGAAGCTTCCGCACTGTTCTGGGAAGCCGTAGCAGAAGCGGCGGACTGAGAAGCAGAGTTTGCAGAAGCATCCGCACTGTTTTTCGATTCTGTAGCAGAAGCGGCGGAAGCATCTGCACTGTTTTTCGATTCTGTAGCAGAAGCGGCGGAAGCATCTGCGCTCTTTTTCGATTCTGTAGCAGAAGCGGCACTTTCCGATGCGCTACCGGCGGATGCGGCCGCGGACGTTGCGGATTCCTGTGCGGAGTTTGCCGCGGCTTGAGCCTGAGCTTTTGCGTTTTCTGCTTCTGTGTGGGCACGATCCGCTTCCGAGGATGCTCTGTCTGCCTGATTCTGAGCTTCTACAGCAGAAGCGGCGGCGGCGTCGGCTTCACTTTTTGCTCGATCTGCCTGATTTCTGGCATCTTCCGCTGCCTGCTGGGAAGCTTCTGCGGACGCTTGCGATTTATTCGCTTCCTGTTCTGCCCGATCTGCTTGCGCTTTCGCTTCTTCCATCCATTTGTTGGTCTGTTCAAGAACCTCTTGAAATGCCTTATCAATGATCTCATAATTCTCATTCATGTCATTGATCACTTCATTGAAGTGCAGATTCGTCTTGTTCATAATCTCGTAGAACGAGAGAGAATCATCATAGATGGTCGGAATTGCTAACTGTGTATGATAGTGGATATAGCGAAGTGGGTTTAAATATCTCATAGTTACCTCCTAATAATATACGCCGAGGAAGCAATCTTCCAGCTCCTCAATAATCATCACATCAATATTTAAAAGGGTTTCTCTCCACTTTAAAATAAGATCGTTCGGGTTTACACCGTCCCAACCGGTGATTTCACGAATATAATCAGTATTCGTTTTACCCTTGACGTTATGAGTATAGTCCGTATCACGGCTATTTTCATCGGTAAAATGACGATCATAAGTAGAATCAACTTTTGTGTTTGAAGTATCGTTATAGGTTTGATCCGTTGTATTCTCTGAGGTACCGTCATTCGTTGTGTTCTCATTTCCCGAGGTGGAACGAAAATCTGTTGAGGTGGCATATAGATTATTTTCCAGATCGTTCCATGTTAACTGATTCATCGGGGTGTTGGATGCCACATCTTTTACCGTTTCGGAATAAGTTCTGGTACCTTCGTCATGTGTTTTTCCCGTCTGCTTGATATTCGTTGTAGCATCATCAGTAAAATCAGTTAACGTATTTGCTGTATCAGAAGTTGTCGCAGTGTCATGATAGTCGCTTGATTCGTTTGATGTCTTGTCTTCGGTACGATTTTCATTTCCGAGATATTTTTCAATATAATTTCTCGTCCAAAGTTTTTCATATTCTACTTGTGTCGTTTCCCAGAGCTGAATATAGTACGGCATGATCTCGCCGAGGGTTTGCTGTAGACGTAGTTTCCAAAACTCTACCGTTTCCTCGCCAATTTCCCGGAAGTAATAATGCCGTAAAATCTTTTGGCAGAGGGTAGGTCGATAGGATTCTTCCCAGATGGGAAACTCATAAAATATCTTTTCCCATACGGCGGGGAT